GGGCAGATATGAATTACTTAGAGCCGAATGGAAACACCGAAGACTGAATGTCGTAGATGTAAGGGGCTCTATCACGAGAACCTTATTTTGGTCGATGATATATGTGTCTATTGTAGGGCGGACGAGGCGGAAAAGGTTCCCGAGCCCCCGTCGATGTCTGAACAGGATCAAAAGAAACAAGAAGACTTAACCGCACAAATAAAAGCGGAACAAGAACTAGCCAAAAGAATCTTATCACGTAAACATTTACTCCCGTTTGTAGAACGTTTCAATCCAGATTATTTGCCCGGTTGGGTACACAAAGACATCTGCCAAAGGCTAGAAAAATTTAGTGAACAAGTAGCAAATCAAGAGTCACCAAGACTGATGCTCTTTATGCCTCCTCGACATGGTAAATCTACTTTGGCCAGTGTGGCTTTCCCTGCCTGGCACTTAGGTCGACACCCTGATCACGAGTTCATAAGTTGTTCGTACTCAGGTTCTCTTGCGATGAATTTCTCAAGAAAAGTGCGTCAATTATTAAGAGAACCAGTATATAAAAATGTGTTTGAAAAATCTAGGCTCGATAAAGATTCTCAGTCAGTAGAATCGTGGCAAACGACTCAAGGTGGTGGTTACGTAGCTGCCGGTGTTGGGGGAGGTATTACAGGTAAAGGTGCAAACATTTTGGTTATCGATGATCCTGTAAAAAACCGCGAAGATGCAGAGTCGGAAAACAACCGCGAAGCGACCTGGGATTGGTATACATCAACCGCGTATACTCGTCTATCTCCGGGTGGGGGGATCTTGGTTATTCTTACGAGATGGCACGATGATGACTTGGCGGGTAAGTTGTTAAGACATGCAGAAGAGGGTGCGGACCAATGGGAAGTAATTAAGTACCCAGCAATCGCAGAAGAAGACGAAAAATATAGAAAAGTTGGTGAAAGTTTACATCCGGAAAGATATAATGTAGATGCTCTCGAGCAGATAAGGAAAGCCATTGGTCCCCGAGATTGGTCTGCTCTGTATCAACAGAACCCCGTATCCGATGAAGGCGATTATTTCAGTCGAGAGATGATTAGATATTTTGACTACGATGAAATTGATACTTCACACCTTAACTTTTATTGCGCATGGGATCTTGCGATCGGACAGCGTGACCGGAACGATTACTCAGTTGGTATTGTTGTCGGTGTCGATGAATACGATACTTTATATGTGGTTGACGTGGTTCGTGGAAAGTACGACGGTTTTGAGTTAGTTGAACAAATTTTAGACTTGTATGAAACCTGGCGCCCGAGTATAGTAGGCATAGAGAGAGGTCATATTGAAATGGCCCTAGGTCCGTTCTTGCAGAAAAGAACTCGAGAGCGGGGATTGAATGAAGCTTACTTTAAAGACTTAAAAGTGGGCAAAAGGGATAAAGAAGCAAGAGCTCGTGCAATACAGGGTAGAATGCAACAAGGTATGGTATACTTTCCAAAGGATGCTATTTGGACTGGACCTATGGTTGCAGAACTTTTGCGTTTTCCGAATGGTACCCATGACGACCAAGTCGATGCATTAGCGTGGATAGGCTTGATGATGACTGAATTTGCTACGTTCTATGAAAGACCGGAGCAAGTTTCATCATGGAGAGATAAATTAAAGTATTTGACCAAAGGTGTTAAACATAAATCTTCAATGAGTGCTTAATGGCAAAGTATAAAAAACCTAAAGAAAAATTAGACGCGGCAGAAGAAGCAAACCTTGCACGTAGACAATGGGAAGCTTATACAAGAGCGAGGGACCACGGTCACACAGATTATATTGAAATCGCAAAACAATGCGATGCCTTTTACCGGGGCGAGCAGTGGGACGAAGCTGATATAGCCGCATTGGATGATCAGGGTCGTCCCGCGCTTACTATTAATACTATTTTACCAACCGTTAATACTGTACTTGGTGAACAAAGTACACGAAGAGCAGATGTGGTATTTAAACCACGCGGATCTGGTATGCAAGAAACTGCAGATGTACTTACTAAACTGTACATGCAAATTTCCGATAACAACAAACTAGATTGGGTAGAGTCCCAAGTATTTGCAGATGGCCTTATTCAAGATCGAGGTTGGTTTGATGTCAGAATAGATTTTGATGATCATATCAACGGTGAAGTTAGAATTACACAAAAAGACCCTTTAGATATTCTTATTGATCCTGATGCAAAAGAATATGATCCAAGAACTTGGAAAGAAATTTTTGAAACCAAGTGGATGAGCATAGATGATATTGAAGAAATTTATGGGCAAAATAAAGCAGATAAATTACGAACTATTGCAGAAGTTGGGTCAACATTAGGATCTGATTCTATTGAATATGAAGAAGAAAGGTATGGGGATACTTATAGTGGAGAGTATGCAAGTGACTACCCACATAATCCAGAAGAAGCTAGAGCTTTAAGATCTATTAGAGTCGTTGAAAGACAACACTATAAACTAAAAGAATGTATGTTCTATGTTGATCCAGTTACAGGGGATAAAAGAGAAATACCTTACGAGTGGAGTCAAAAGAAAAGAGAAAAGTTTGCTGATGACTATGGTTTATACATTGTCACTAAGCAGGCAAAAAAAGTCCGTTGGACGGTGACCGCGGACACTGTAGTATTGTTCGACGATTGGTCGCCTTATAATTCTTTTACGTTGGTTCCTTACTTCCCATATTGGAGAAGAGGTAAACCTTTTGGAATGGTTAGAAATTTAATCTCTCCACAAGAACAATTAAATAAAATTTCATCACAAGAGTTACACATCGTTAACACTACAGCCAACAGTGGTTGGATTGTAGAATCGGGTTCGCTGACTGGGATGACAGCGGATGATCTAGAGGAACACGGTGCGGAAACTGGGCTGGTACTCGAATATAATCGAGGTTCTACTCCTCCAGGGAAGATACCACCAAATCAGATTCCCACCGGTCTAGACAGAATCAGTCAAAAAGCAGCCGCTAATATTAAAACCATAAGTGGTATATCCGACGCCATGTTGGGTACAGATAGCCCTGAAGTTTCTGGTATTGCAATTCAAGCAAAACAGAATCGTGGCGTATTAATGATTCAAGTGCCGCTTGATAATTTAAAGAAAACAAGACATTACTTAGCAGAAAAAGTTCTAAATTTAATACAAAGCTATTACACAGAAGAAAGGGTTATTCAGATTACAGACGAAGAAGACCCATATCAACCAAAGATACCTCTTCCTATAAATCAAATGACACCAGAAGGTAGAATCATAAATGATTTAACTCTAGGGGAATACGAAGTAGTTGTAAATGATTCCCCTGCAAGAGATAACTTCGACGAAGTACAATTCGCAGAAGCTATAGAACTTAGAAAAGTTGGAGTGCCTATTCCAAATGATTTAATTGTAAGGTACTCACACTTAGCGAAGAAAGCAGAGATTGCAGATAGGATTAGGCAGATAGAAGGTACAGCTCCTCCGACTGAGGAACAAATGCAATTACAACAATTCCAGGCTGAAGCTCAAATACGTAGTACTCAATTAGAAATTGCTAGATTGGAAGCTGAAGTTACTAAACTACAATCTGAAACAGCTCTTAATGTGGCTAAAACACAAAGCGCTGAGGCTGATCCACAGATTAAAGTGGCTGAACTTCAGTCTAAACTTCAAACAAAACGAGAAGAACTCGAGCTAAGAGAGCGCCTTTCTGCTATGACAAACGACATACGGAAAGGTCAAACTGAAACCCAAGCTGCTGCAAAACTTGCAACGGCTGCCATGAAACCAACTCAAGGAGGAAGATAAAATGGCTAATAAAAAAGATGATATTGATAATATAATTATGGAGGCAATGCCGGGTGGCGAGCCTTTAAAAGAAGAAGATACTAAGTTTGACGTAGATCTAAATTTTGGAGATGTACCCCAGGAGGAGGAAACAGATGAAGAAGTCTCAGAAGAAGTTAACGTTGCTCCAGAGGAAGAAGTTGTTGAAGAAGAAGTTGAACAGCAAGAAGAAGAGGAAGAATCTTCAGAACCAGAAGCTGTTAGCGAAGAAAGCGTGGATGGAGAGAGCGAAGGAACTCCACAACCAGATCTTCAATCAATTGAGGGAAGCAATGAAGACACTACCCAAGAAGTAAACGAACAAAAAGCACCTATGGTGCCTAAATCAAGGCTAGATGAAGTGTTAGCGAAACAAAAAGCCCTACAAAAACAGTTAGATGAGCTAAATCAAGCTAAAGAACAGGCTTCAAAAGATGCTCCTGAGTACGACTTTGCAGCAAAAGAGTCTGAATATCAGGAATTAGTGCTTAATGGTGAAGCAGAAAAGGCCGTAGAACTAAGAAATGAGATAAGAAATGCTGAAAAAGAGCAGTTTATGTTTGAAGTACAGCAAAAGATGGGCCAAACCGTGCAACAAAGCCAAGAAATGACCGCTTTACAGCAAAAAGCCACTGAAATACAAGCAAAATACCCGATTTTAGACGAAAATAGCGCCACTTTTGACGCAGATTTGACTCAAGAGGTATTAGATTTACGTGATGCTTTTATGGTACAGGGTTTTTCTGGCTCAGATGCATTACAAAAAGCCACAGATTATACTTTAGCAGCTAAAAAACCAGAGTTACTAAGTCCAACACCTGCTCCTCAACCAAAAGTTGATAATACTGTTGCAGAAAAGAAGAAAGTAGCAAATATAAATAAAAAATTACAAGCTGCCGACTCTCAACCACCCCAAATGAAAGGTGAAGGTGCTAGAGGAGAAAAGAAAGTAGATTTAAACATGTTATCTGATGATGAGTTCAGCGCACTTCCCGAGGAAACTTTGAGAAGACTGCGTGGTGACTTTGGAACATAGTTGGTATAACATATAAGTTCGCAAGCTAAAGCGATATTTAGCACGGGTCGTTCCGGTAACAAACGCTTTCGCCTGTCATGGCGTAAATCTGGCTGATGTCGTGATCGTTAAAACACGAAAACGTCTCCCAACGATAAAGGGTATACGGGTAAATTAGTCGGCCCACAATAGAAAAGCGACTGGTTAGTTTAACTTTTAACTTAATTTGGAGGACGCCACAAATGGCTAATACAAACTTTTCATCACTGACCAGTGAACAGCTTACTATCTGGTCTCGTGATTTTTGGCGTGTCGCTAGGAATATGTCCTTCATTAACCAATTCGCGGGTAGCGGACCTAACGCTATGGTTCAGAGAATTTCTGAACTTACTCAATCAGAAAAGGGAGCAAGAGCTGTATTAACACTTCTTGCTGACATGACTGGTGACGGTATTGTTGGGGATAACACTCTCGAAGGTAATGAAGAAGCATTAAGAGCCTACGACATCGTTGTTCAACTTGATCAATTGAGATTTGCTAATAGACTTGCGGGTAGATTAGCGGATCAAAAATCAGTTGTAAATTTCCGTGAGCACTCAAGAGACGCTCTTGCGTATGCAATGGCTGATCGTATTGACCAATTAGCGTTTTTAACGCTTTCTGGTATTGACTACACACTTAAAAATAGTGGTGCATTAAGATCTGTTCTATCTTCAGGACAAAATCTTGGTGACCTTACTTTTGCAGGTGATGTAACAGCACCAACCTCTAACAGACATAAGAGATGGGACGCAACTTCAGGTCTAGTAGCTGGAGATGTTACTGCAGTTGATTCTGCAGATACTATTTCTTATGAATGTATCGTGTCTTTAAAAGCTTTTGCTAAAGACAACTACATGAGAGGTATCAGAGGCGCTGGTGGCGAAGAGGTATACCACATGTTTGTATCACCTCAAGTAATGGCTGACCTTAAACTTGACACAGATTTTCTTGCTAACGTAAGAAACGCTGGTGTAAGAGGACCTAGCAACTCATTGTTCTCAGGTACTTCAAGCTTAATGGTTGATGGTGTTATGATCCACGAGTTCAGACACGTATTCAATACAGCTAACGCTACTACAGGTACTTCAGCTGAAGCCGGTGATCCTGGCTACAAATGGGGTGCTGATGCTGATATTAATGGTTCAGCAGCTCTATTCTGTGGAGCGCAAGCCCTTGCTATGGCTGATATTGGTCTTCCTGAAATTGTCGAAGATACTTTCGACTATGGAAACCAAAATGGTATCTCCATTGGTAAGATTTTCGGTCTTAAAAAGCCTAAGTATCAATCTGACTATAATGGCAGTGTTGAAGACTTCGGTGTTATCAGACTGGATGTTGCATACTAAGTATGTGTTCTTGGGTGGTTCAATTACGAACCACCCAACTTTTATTAGGAGAAAAAAGTGAAAATAATTTCAGATAAGGATAGGTATATTGCAACAACTTGGGGAGCTGCTGTAAGATTAGAAGCAGGCGTACCAAAAGTAGTTGGAGATAAAATTGGTTTACTCTGTTTACAAGAAGGTTGTAAAAGAGTTGAAGAAATAAAAGATAAAAAACCAAGCGAACCAATTAATGAAATAGAGGTTGAAATTAAGGAAGAAGTAAAACCAACAGTTAAAAAAACAGTTAAGAAAAAGACAACTAAAAAGAAAAGTAGCTAATGGGAACACTAACGGGCACTAATATTATTGATAGAGCTAGATATGTATTACAAGATAGTTCTGGTGTTCGTTGGACTGATGCAGAACTCTTAGATTATATTAATGATGGTCAAAGAGAAATTACTAATCTTAAACCCGAAGCAAAAGCTACTCATTCGAATGTACAATTAAGCACAGGAACGGAACAATCGTTGCCTTCCGGCGGACTTCGTCTTATTAAAGTCAACCGCAATGTATCAAGTACAGCTTCAGATGCAACTGGTGGCAAAGCTATAAGAATAATAGAAGAAGATCTTTTAAATTCAATTGAACCTGATTGGCATGATCCAACAGTAACAGGATCTTCTGCCCATGGGGCTATCATTAAAAACTATGTTTTTGATTCTGATGACCCTAAAAAATTCTATGTATATCCGGGCGTTAAATCTGGGTCTAATGCTTATGTAGAACTAATTTATTCTTCTTTGCCTGCAGATTTATCTGTGGTTTCTGATACTATTGATGTAGAAGATACTTATGGTAATGCTTTGTTAAATTTCGTTTTATATAGGTCTTATTTAAAAGACGCAGAATATGCAGGTAACCAACAAAGAGCAGGTACTCACTACCAAATATTTTTAAGTAGTATTGGTGCAAGTGGTTCCGCTGATTTAATGATCGACCCAAATAATGATAGAAATGCGGGCCCGACAATGATACCCCAGGTAGGAGCATAATATGGCAAATTTTAGTTCGTTAGTAAAAGAAGTTTTGCCTTACGTACCAAATTGTCCGGACACTCTCGTAGAGTCTAATCTTAGATCGGCAACCATCGAACTTTGTGAAAGATCAAAAGCATATGTGTATGATCTTGACCCAATTACTACTATAAGTGGCGTTTATGAGTATGAGTTCGATCAACCTACAGGTACGGATGTCCATCAAATCCTTTGGATGACATATGATGGTGATGATTTAGACCCCATAAGCCCAAGAAGTTTAGAATTAAATTATCCTGATTGGAGAAACAAAACAGCTTTACCCCAAGTTTACTTACAAAAAAGCCCGGACCTTTTTTGGGTTGTACCTGTTCCAAACAGCGCAATCACAAACGGCTTACAACTAAGCGTTGCTCTTAAACCCACAAGAACATCAAATAATATTGATACTGACTTTTCTAATGATTATAGAGATGGAATTATCTATGGAGCTCTTTACAGACTATTAAGAATACCAAGACGAGATTGGTCTGACCCACAAGCGGCTGCAGATTACCTTAATTTATTTAATCAAGAAGTATCACAAGCAGAACAAAGAGCCAGATCGGGAGATCTTGGTGTTAGAAGATTAGTTAAATACCGAGGAGTAGGATTGTCTCCGCGTAAGAGGTATAAGAGATATGGTTCAGAGATCGACTATTAATGGAATCTCAATTGAAGCTATACCTGTAAACGAACTTCGTTATGCTTTTGCACAAATTGAAAACGATTTACAGTATATAAGAACTAAAAGCTTTTCTGATTGGATTGTATCTGATATTTACTTAGCTTTAAGGAATGAGCAATCAACTTTGTATATGTTTTACAAAGATGATGAGTACATTGGGTTTATAATTACTTCATTAATATCAGACCCAGGTGGAGAGCTTACTTTATTTGTGTGGGCAACTTACCAAAAACCGGAGTATAATTATAGACAGGTGGGCTTTGATTTTTTAGACAAGCTTGCCTTAGACAAAAAAGTGAAAACTATTGAGTTTCACACAAGTCGCCAAGGATGGGAACGGGTTGCAGGGAAGCACGGATTTGAATTAACAAGTTACGTTTATAGAAAAGAAGTATGAGCTCAAAACCAAAACAAAGCCAGTACCAAGCTTCTGAACAAGAAAAAACTCTTGCTGCAGTAAGTCAGGCAGAAAAAGAATATTTTAATCAAAAGTACGGCCCGTTATTGCGCGAAATGCGGGATTTATCTGAGAAAGAAGATTTAGGCGCTTTATCTCGTGGCAGAGCACAAGCAGATACCATGCAGACCTTAACTACTAGACCAACTTTACAAGCTGCTCGTTCTGTTGATACTGCTGCAGATTTAGCTTCGGCCGCTTCTGCCCAACAAATCGCTGGAAGTGCTCAAGGGCTAAGTGCACAAAGACAAAAACAAATTGGTGTATTAGGCACAGCTAGGGGACAAGCCGCAGAGGCACAAGCCGGTCTAGCAAAAGCAGCTCGAATTCAATCCACAAAACAGTTAGAAGAAGCAAGAGCAAAACAAACAATTAGAAATGCTCGTTTAGCTGCGGGAATACAATTAGGGACAACTCTTGGACTCCAAGGCATGAAAAATAAGGCTGAGGGAGGAAGCTTTTTCACTCCTAAATCTGTAGCCGGGGGCCAATCTAGGTTTGATTTTGCAAAAGGGCAAATACAAGATTATTTTGGTTTTGGCAAACCCCTGTCTCAGGTTCCAGAGGGAGGAGGATAGGTTATGGCACTTTTTAATTTAGCAGATATGCCCCAAAAAAGAACTACTTCTGTAAGCAATCTCCCTGAAGTAAAAGACCCTGAAAAGGTTTATGCAAATATTACAAGACAAGATTTTGAAAACTATCTTAGAGATTTTCGCCCTTTTGAAGAAAGGCTAATTGCAGCAAAAGACGACACGTCTTTAATTGAAAAGGCAAGAGAAGATGTTGCTAAACAAAATAGAATTGCCCAACAGATTCAACAAAGAAATCTTGAGCGATATGGCGGCGCAGGTCTAAGTATGGCACAAAGGCAAGAGCAACAGAGAGCTTTGCAAAGAACCGGCCAACTAAGTCTTGCAGGGGGCTTAAATAATGCTCTTATTCAACAACGAGAAATTAACCAACAAACTTTGGCAGATTTAATAAATATTGGTCAAGGTGTAAATAGGAGCTCTTTACAAGGGTTGGGCGACGCTTCAGCGATGGCTGCAAACCGTCAAGCTGCATATAAAAATGCAAAAGCTCAACATTCAGCACAAATGATGTCTATGGGAGCGGGCCTTGGCTCACTAGCCTTAATGGCATTTGGGATATAAATTATGGCAGATCCATTTACTTCAGCAGTACAAAGTTTCGCTCAGTTTGGAAGACAAGGTTTATTAAACCAACAGACCCGACAGGGTATGGAAATGAATCAACTTGCTTTGGATTCAGAAAATGCTAATAGGGCGTTAAATGAATTTGAAGGAGCCGGAATAGTTCAATTCAATCCAGATAACAATACCTATATGGTCGCGCCAGATTGGTATCAAAAACTTCAACAAGTTCCTGAAACTGAAAGACAATCTTTATTAGCGGGGGTGCAATCTTATTTAGGCGCATATGAAGACAAAGGAAAAGTTGAAGTTGGACAGATATCTGGTTTAGTTCCAGTTAAAGGGAAGCTTCCAACCTCGTTACAAGATTCGTCAGAAGAAGAAAAACAAGCGTGGCTTAGTGACCCCAATAACGTGGCTTTTGCTGTTCCAATTAAACGAAAAGATGGGATTCTTAGTTTTATAACTAGAAACCGTTCTTCTTCTCCGGACGATGATGAAGCTGTTATTTTAAGTGGTTCACAAGTTGCTTCTTGGATAGGAGCAAGAGCCAACAAATTAAACAGGTTACGTAATCCAGAAGCTTATAGAGCGGGCGCTATTTTAAATCAACAAAGAGGCACTTTAGCTCCCACAGGCACGGGGCAAGCAGGAGTTACTTTTGATACTCTTATGGATGAGTTAACTAATGAATTAGATAGAGTAGAAACCAACCCAGAGTTAGCAGGAACTGGAGCCCAGACGGATTCTCTTGGACAAGTTCTTTCGCTATGGGAAACAAGCTATGATGAAAATCTAAAAAAACAATACAACCAACAGAATGTTGGAGGCACTTCTGACGCATCAGACCCAAGAGTGGGTCAACGTGGAATTGAATTTAAAGAAGCAAAAAACCAAGCTTTTAAAGATATGGATAAAGAAGCGGGTAAAACTAAATCTAAAGTTCCTTTACTAAAAGGCGGCGGAGGTCTTGCTAATATTTCTACCCAAATCCCTGGGATTATTGATGGATCTGTTAGTGGGAAAGATATTAAATATTCAACTAACACGGTTCTATATAACTTTTGGAAAACTAAAGAGGGCAATGAGGGACTTACTAGGAACTCTGATGAGTGGAAAGCTGTTACAAGTGATGCAGAAGCTATGAAACAGTTGGCTGGAGAATATTTTCCTGCAGCAAAACAACAAATGAGTGATGCGGGTTTTGACTTACGTTATTTAGAAGATTATACAGATGTGGGTGATGTCAAAGAGATTACTGCACCAATGGTTCAAAGCGATTTTCCTGATATGCCAGATTTAACTGGTATTACTACAAAAGAGCAAGCTTTAGAGTTACTAGACAGTGGGAAGTTATCTCAAATACTAAGCCAAGAAGTTATTGATAGGTCAAGAACCCTTTTACAAGAACAGGGTATAACAGATAGTACTTCCTTTAACAAAGCTGTACAGGAAGGCAAAATTAAAGATCCATATATCCATAGCTTAATTATTGCTAACGCAATTGCTGGCCCAGGTGCTACTCAAACTAATATAAGAGCACAAGCGCTTGAGTTGTTTAACAATATAAAAACTGGAGATCCACAGGCTGGACCCAGACAATTAGTTGCAGATCAGATAAATCTAATGAACACAAAAGCAGATTACCTAAAATGGTTGGCTACCCAAAGTTCTACCTATAGAGATGCTATAAAGGAACAAATGAGTAAATTAGATGATGCGTGGGATGAAACTAGTTTAGCTTATTTTAGTAAAGAGGACGATGCTAACTATGAAGGAAACTATGTGAATGCTTTAACTTCTACTGAAGGCTTCCTAAATGAACTTAAACTTGCGGGAGTAAATGACCCTTTAGGGTACATAAAAAAAGTTTTATCCCCCACAACCTATGAGAAAATAAGCAACGGTCTTTCTAGAAATATCTATGATTCTTTAGGCTCAAATTGGAATATATTTACTGCTGATTTTTGGAGCGATATCCCAAGAGAAAATAACCCAAATGCTTTATCAAATGCTATTGATACAATGGGCACGCTAGTAGACAGCCAAGGAAGAGTTACAAAGTTTGTTAGAATTAAAAGAGTTGGCGGCAGAATTATTGAAGTAGAAGGGAGTGATACCCCGGCTAATATTTTAAATCAAACTGACCCAAGGACTTATAATATTCTAATTAGGATGCTACCTGTAGTAAACAGGCAAGATAATGGCCAACAGTAATGACCCAATTAATAAATTCCTTGTTGGTGATTTAGCAGACACTACAAAACCCACTTTTTCTGGCGCCGGAACTTTATCTGACACTACTCGTGCCCCCGCTTTTGGTCGGGTAGAAGGGTTTGATCCTGCAGCAGCTTTTGAAGCAGGTCGGCAAGCAGGCTCTCAATCCTTATTATCAACTACAAATTATTTTAGAGCTTTAGGAAATTCATTGCTTGGAGATGAAGAAGCAATGCAGAATGCTATTCTTGATGCACAACGCGCAGAAGGAGATTCGGCTGCTTATTTAAGCGAGTTTCAATCTTTTGAAGAATTTTTAGACCAACCAACTTTTTCTGGATTTTTAAATCAAGCTTTTCTTGCGACAGGCCAATTTACTCCGACCGCTTTAGCCAGTGTTCTGGCTGCTTTTACTGGAGCCGGTATTGGTGCAGTCGTAGGGGGAAGTGCTTTAAAAATGGGGGGAAGTGCCGCTCTTACAAATTTAGCAGCCAAAAAAGTAGCAGAAAAAGAATTTAGAGAGTTAGCTTTAAAACGTCTTAAAAATGAAGCTATGGATGTTGATGATGAGCTTTTAGAAGATGCTATCTACCAACAACTAAGACGCGATTACATGAAAAAAGCTAGCACGAGAGGGGCGCTTACTGGTGCTTTTGCTTCTGAATACCCGCAATTAGCTGGGGTTTCTTTTGGAACTTTTGCTGAACAAGATATGACGGACCCTGTATCTGCTTTTACTGCGGCCGGAATCGGTGTCCCCGCAGCAGCAATTGGTGTGGGTGGAGAAGCTCTTGTCGCTAAATACTTTTTAAACAAATTAAAAAAGGGGGATGGTCCTGTTCACAAAAGCATCATTCGAGCTATGGGGAAAGGAGCGGTAACAACCGGGGGTATTGAAGGGTTAACCGAACTTGCTCAAGAAGAAATAAATATTCAACAAAAATTTGCAATTGATCCAGACTATACAGCAGCTCACGCTAATTTAGATAGAGCACACTCTGCTTTTGCGGGCTTCTTTGGTGGAGCTGGTTTAGGTAGTCTTGGTGGAACTGTAACAGGAGTTGTTGAAAAAGCCCGTTCTTATGTGGATGAAAAATATGCTAACGAACAATATAGACAATTTAATGTTGAAAGATATGGAGACAATGAAGCTGGAGATGTATACAAAGAGCCAGCAGACTGGTTAGAAGCTCAATTTAATGCTTTGTTTGACCCCAATAACTCAAAAGACTCTGTTTATTTAGATACAAACAGTTTTAATCAAATGAACGCTTTAGTACAGCGTAATCCTGAACTTGCAAAAAGAATAGATGAGGAGCTTTTACAGAGTGAAGTTAACCCAGAAAATTATAGGCATGGGGCTTTATTTACCACAAACCAAAATAAGCTAGATCAGTTTGTAAAAACCACAGTTGAAAATCCTTTAAACAGTATAGCTCTAGATAATACTTTAGTTGATATTTTAGGATATGAGCATAGCAGAAAACCAGAAGACGATATGGTGGTTGAGGTTTTAGATGAAAACGGAAACCCTGTTTGGTATCAATCCACTAACGTAAAGGATGCTTCAGCTGTAGAAGCTAAAGCTAGAGAGCTGTTCCCTAAAGGAAAGATAGTTAAAAAGAATGTTAAGCAACATTTAGAAGAGCGTAACGCTAAGTTAGATGAGACCGTTGAGACTAGAGACATTACAATTGAGGAAGAAACTATTACTGAAGCTGCAGGGGCCGATTACAATGCTTTAGTACAGAGATACAGAGCCCTTAGTCAAAAAGCCAATGAAGTGGGAGGGATTAATAATTTACCTCCACAAGAAAGAGAAGCTTTATTGAAGGACTATGGAAGAATATTACAAATACAAACTATAAGAAAACAAGGCACTACACAGCCAACTACTACAGGGCCAGTATCTCAAAAAGCTAGAATTTCCCCTGCGACTACTGAGGACCCTACTCTCGATAGATATTTAAATCTAGTTGAAAAAGCTAGAAAATTGGGGGGCATAGATAAATTAAGTGCAGAAGAACAACAAACCCTACGACAAGATTTTATTGCTTTACAGCCAAATAAGGAGGGGGCATTTTCTCCAGATGAAGAAGTCCAAGCTAATTATTTATTTAGTGAAGGGGTTGTAGTTGAAGAGGGAGAAGGTTCAGAAGCTACACCTATTCGCCCTAAAAAGAATAAAGCCGAAATTAAACAAGCAAAAGAAGAAGCAAAAAAAGCTAGCCAACAATCTACTCCTAGAGATCCTCTTGCACCAAATGTACCGCCGGTTACGGTTTCTCCAGAGATTTTTAAAGAAGGCTGGAAAGCTGGACAAGCTCGAGAACAAGCTAATATTGATAGGGCAAGAGAACTAGTCGAACCTGAGTTTTTAGAAGAATTTAATAGGAACATTAGTGAAGGAAACTATAGTGATTCTTTATTAAAAGCCTTTATTAAACAGGCGGAGGACAACCCTAGTTTTGCGTTTAGGATTGATGAAGTGGT